TGACTTATCATTACATAGATCTTATGAGATGGAAAGAAATCTGTGCAAGAACCGGGTATTGCTGGCAGTATGTGCATAAAAAGCATTCAGATGCATTGAAAAATTTTAAATATGCGATAGAATGCGACACTCAACCTGTGATATAGTATATGCAGGTAAAGAATTGAAACGGGGCAGCAGTCGAAAGATTGTTGCCTTTTTCTTTGCCATGAATTCCGGAAAGAGGTGTGGCGGTTTACTCTGGAAAGAATTTATTCATACGTCAGTACATTTGTTTGTTGCGATTATTACTTTTTTGAACTCCTTATTACAGATGCAGAAACCGCCAAAATAAAAATATGACAGACAAAGAAGCAAAAACATTTTACAACTCATCTGCATGGAAACATAAGAGAATGCAGATATTAGATCGAGATCATTACGAGTGTCAGGATTGCCGCAAGAGAATAAAAGACGCAGCTGCATCTGGCACACAGCTGATCGGAAGAGACAGAAAGATATGGAGAGCTGAAGAGGTACATCATATCCAGGAACTAAAGGAACATCCGGAACTTGGACTTGACGATGGTAACCTGGTAAGCCTATGTACGCAGTGTCACAACCTGAGACATGGCAGAGCACCGAAGAGGTTTGCTAGAAAGAAGAAGCTTGTGAGCATGGAACGATGGTAGCTACACTGAGGGCAGACATAGCTTAGGAGGAGGCAAGCGGACGGTGCAAGACGTCGCATGTGCGGTTCGAGTCCGCAGCTGTCCTCAATTGTTAAATAGCCCCCCGGTAAATTCTCAGCGATTTTTCCTGAGTGAAGAACGGGGATGTAGCCATGACTCTGGAGAAAAATTGAAATCTCGCGCGAAAAGGGTAGGGGTAGTATTTTTGGAAACTTACTATAAGAAAGAATTTTTAGAGACAGGCGTAAAAAGCCTGTAATTTTGGGCATAAAAACAGCAAAAAAAGGCATGATTTGAGTGAAAAGAGGTGAGCAAATTGACACAAAAAGCTATGAAAGAGTCATTGATAAGGCAGTTGGAGTTACGTGGGATGAAAGCGGAATTCTATATGGACATGATTGATGATTATGTGTATTATTGGTCGCTGAAAAAGAAATTAATCACAGATATCAGGGCGAAAGGGCTAAGGTATGAAACGATAAATGGAAATGGTGTAACTGTAGAAAAGGCGAATGAATCAGTGGTCAATTTGCAAAAGACAACGGCTACGATGCTGAAGATCCTGGCAGATCTGAAGTTAAAAGAGCCGGTACCAGAGCCGGAGAATCCTACAGATGGTTATCTGTAAAGAGATTGATTATTATCTCAAATATGCCGAAGAACATCCGAAGTGGATAAACAAGAAAAGAAAATTGCTCATAGAAAACATCGTGAAGCCGATATTAAAGCGGGACGATGTTTTTTTTGACGAGAAAACATATAGGGATTGCTTACAGTATTGTAAATCCAATTACTATGAGCTATTTCCATTCCAAAAGTTCATTTATGCCTTTGCATTTATGTATGTGGATGACATTCCAGTATTTTCAAAGTTCTTCATCAAGGAAGGACGTGGAAATGGCAAAGATGGATTCATCGTGCCGCTGGTAAATTTCTTTCAGACTCCGTTATATGGAGTGAAAAATTACCACGTTGAAATTGTGGCAAACTCAGAGAGCCAGGTGAAGGATACATTCAAAGTGGCTTATGATATGCTGCATGATAACCAGAAGTTCAAAGGAAAATTTTCCGTAACAAAAGAGCTGATAACAAACCTTGTGACCGGATCAGAAATGAAATACAACACATCCAATGCAAAGACAAAGGATGGTAAAAGAACTGGATGCCTGGTTCTAAACGAGATTCACGCATATGAGAATTACGATCAGATAAATGTATTTGAATCCTCTTTCGGTAAAGTTAAGCATTCACGAGAATTTATCATCACGACTGACGGATATGTGAGAGACGGCCCGCTGGATGAGATATCAGCAATGTGCGCTGAGATCCTGGAGACAGGAGAAAATCTGCTGGGATACTTCCCATTCATATGCGAGATCGATGATATGAAGGAAGTGGATGATCCGGAGGCATGGCATAAGGCGAATCCGTCGATGGAGTATATGCCGATTCTTGCGAATCAGATTATGCATGACTATTTAGAAATGAAGAAGATTCCTTCTAAGCGTGCAGAGTTCATAACAAAGCGAATGGACAGATCGGCGCGGAAAGAAGAGGAAACGGTCACAACCTGGCAGAATGTCCTACGAGCTTGCTATATAGGTAGGACAATGGAAGAGTTGGAACACAAGATTCCAAGGATAACATTGGATACACGAGGACAGGCAGCAGTCATTGGAATTGACTATGCAGATGTGCGAGACTTTGCATCCGCCGGTATTTTGACTAAGACTGATGAAGGTGAGTGGATTTGGAGACAGCATACATGGATCTGTGCAGATTCTCCATTTATCGATTCCATAAAGTTCCCACTGAGAAATGTAGGACAGACAGAATTTGAAGACTTCGAGATTGTTCCAGGTCCGGTGATTGATGTGAACCTGATCGCAGACTGGTGCATGGAACAGATGAAATACTACGAGGTCAAGAAGATTGCAATGGATACTTACCGGTACACATTGTTCAAACAGGCATTCGAAGAACGCGGGCTGACAATAGAAGACAAGAAGAACCCACATGGAATAGTCCGTCTGATTCGAAAGATAACATCAGTGACTGGAATTATCGCACCATTCATCCAGTCGATGTTCTCACAGGGCATGATTAACTTTGGACCATCTGCAATCATGCGATGGTATACAAATAATACAAGAGTATCTGAAGATAAATTTGGAAACAAGAGCTTTGGTAAAATTGAACCGAAGCTAAGGAAAAATGATGGATTTATGGCTTTTGATGTAGCAATGTTCTGCAAAGATGAGCTGGAAGTCCAGGTCGTATATATTTAACAGGAGAAGAATATGTTTAAATTTTTGTGGCAACGGGATAAGGAGATGCGGTCCCTTGCTGAGATTATTGCGGTGGATATGGAAAAGTTGAATTTATCAAAGTTGGCCATTGAAAAAGCAGTTATGATGATTGCGAAGGCAATTGCTAAATCCGATATCTTGATACAGACAGAAAGTAAAGAGAAAAATAAACAGGAGTATCGGCTGAATATACAGCCTAATGACCATGAGTGCGGAACTGTGTTTTGGACGGAAGTTGTAAGACAACTTCTTACGGTACAGGAAGTGCTGATTATTCCGTTAGGTGGTAAATATTATCTGGCATCAGCTTGGAATGTTAGCAATAATGTGCTGACTGAGCGAACATATAGCAATATAACTCTAACATGCGCCGGACATAACTATCCGATTTGGAAAAAAAAGCGATCATCAGAGGTGATACACCTAAAATATGATAATGCAAGAATTCGCCTGTATCTGCAAAATGTAGTTGGACAGTATGATCGGACGCTTGATGCTGTTAATGCGATGATGCGTATGTCCAGTATGCCGAGATTCAAATTAAAACTTGGGACAGCAACGCTATCATTCAGAGAAAAACAGGCAGATGGCACAGACAAAGAGATGACAAAGGATCAATATGTAAAAAAAATTAAGAACCTATTGGAATCGGATGAGCTTGCTGTGCTTACGGAAACGGACAATGTGGCGATTGAACAGCTGCAGATCAACACAACAACTAAGGCAGAAGAACTGGCAAAAATGGCATTGCAAATCAATAATGAGGTGGCAAACGCCTTTGACATTCCGGAAGCGGTATTTAATGGAAATATTACAGAAAAATCAGATGCCACGAACGAATTCATAACCTATGCCGTTGGTCCGGTGGCGGAGGTGATCAATGATACACTGACGGCTTATATAGTTGGTGAAAATGATTATTGCACAAAGAATGAAAAAGTTATGGTATGGCTGGCACGTTTCAAACACGTAGATGTTGTAGACAGTGCAACCAATCTGGATAAACTTCGCGGAATTGGATTTAATTACGATGAACTCCGTGAAATGGTAGGCTACACAGTGCTGAATACAGAATTCAGCCAGGCAAGAGCTCTGACAAAGAACTATGGAGAGGAGGGAAATGGTAATGCAGCATAGAAAACGCGATCAGTAGGAGGTGATCCAATTATCTCGGAGCTGTCCGTTAAACAGTAAATCCGAAAGAAAGGAAAGAGAACATGGACGCAAAAAAGTATTATTCCTTGGAATCTAAGAATGATGTGGCGGACCTCTACATCTTCGGTGACATCACATCATGGCCGTGGTTAGAAAGTGACGTATCAGCAAGCGGAATTGTGAACGAACTACAGTCCTTGGATGCAAAAGAAATCAATGTGCATATCAACAGCTATGGCGGTGAGGTCGCAGAGGGATTGGCGATTTACAATACGCTCAAGAATAGTGACATGAAAGTCACTACAATCTGTGATGGATTCGCTTGTTCCGCAGCATCAGTCATTTTTATGGCAGGCGATGAAAGAATCATCAATGAAGCATCACTGCTCATGATCCACAATGCATGGACATATGCGAATGGAAACGCTACAGAGCTTAGAAAGGCAGCGGAAGACCTTGATAAGATTACACAGGCTTCCGTCAATGCTTATGTAAGCAGAGCAACGATTTCAGAAGATGAGATCAAAAATCTCATGGAAAATGAAACGTGGATCACAGCTCAGGAAGCTGTAGAATATGGCTTCGCCACAAAAACCGAAAAGTCCGATGATGGCGGAATTAAACAATCAGCATTTGCGAATATTCGCAGTGCCATTCTTGAAAAAACGGCAAATGTAAAGCCAGTAGAAATTGCAATGCAGCTGGATGATGAAGCAATCGCAGAGGTCATTGCGGAAAGAGTAGTGAATCTTATACAGAAGAAAGAAGTTCCGGCAGAGCCAAAGGAACCAGCAAACAGCACTGGATGGAGTGCATTTTTTGAGTAGAAAGGAAAAGATAAAATGAAGATTGAAAATTTATCACAGGAATTAAAAGAAAAAGTTAAGCAGCTGTTAGAGAGCGCTCCGGCAGATCAGAAAGCGGATGCGATTATGCAGTCGATCGAAATGATCGAGGAAGCAGCACATGAAGATCTGATCAACCAGGTGGTGGCAGAAGCAGAAAGAGCGAGCCATGATGCTGAATTTAAGAAACAGCTTGGACTCCGCAATCTCTCACAGGAAGAAAAGAAATTTTATGAGGGATTCAAGGATATTAAGCAGTCTGTAACAGCAAATCAGATTGATATCATCCCGACAGAAATTATCGATCGCACACTCGATGATGTAAGAAAAGCATCTCCAATTTTAAAACTGGTAAACATGGCACCGGCAAATGTAAAGAAATGGATAGTAGCATCACATTCAGGTGCAGCGGTGTGGGGGAATCTTACGGATGAAATTAAGGGCGAATTATCTGGAACTATTTCAGCACTAAATATCGAACTCCATATGCTGTCCGCATATCTGGTGATCCCGAAAGCAATCCGTGAACTTTCCATGGAGTTTGTAGATCGGTATTTTATGGCAATCCTTTCGGAAGCAATGCAGGATGGTCTTGTAAAAGGTTATCTGGATGGAGATGGAAAGACTGGGCCGATCGGTATTTTCCGTCAGATCGGAACCACAAATGAAGATGGAACAAATAAAGCGAAGACCGTTTTAAATAACATCACCAAATTCAGCCCGAAGGGACTTGCAAATGTAAGAAAAACTCTTACAAATAACGGAAAACGTGTTGTTACCAAACTGTATCTGATTTGCAACCCGGCGGATGAAGCGGAATATGTAGATCCGTGCATGTTTGGAGAAGCACTTACTGGTGGATATGTCAATAAAACATTCATTGATATTGAAAAGATCCCGGATGCTAACTGCCCGCAGGGTAAAGCAGCATTTACCATTGATGGACATTACACAATGGGTGCGACGGGTGTAAGAGTAACAGAATATGATCAGACCAAAGCGATGGAAAATGCGGATCTGATCATTGCGAACTGCTTTGCGAATGGACGAGCTGTTGATGATAATGTTGCAGTTATCTTCGACGTCACAAAACTTGAAGAGTATGTGATTAACGTACATCAGACATCTACTGCATCCGTTT